GCACTTTTAAATTTATTAATTTCTGCTGGCTTCACTATTGTCCATAGTTGCCCAGTCGTAACGCAATGTCATTGAAAGAGAAACCATTTCCTCTGAACCGTAGTCCAGACTTCCAAAGTCCGCGCTCTCAATCCAAGCATTGTGCAGAACCCATTCTTCAATCGTTTCACCGTCACCATTAATTTGCTGAATCTTCGGCTCGCCAATATATTGGTTTGCTGCGGCCTTTGAAATTGAAGTGTGTGAAGCGGTGGAGGCACCTCTATCTGGATTTTGGTATCCACTTTTATAGATCGCATTTAACAAGGAAACGGAAGTGTCTTCAGTCTCATAGCCAACGCCACCACCTGCGGGATCCACTATAGAAACATCAACCGGATTCCAACTGACTCTACCAGGGTAGTAGAACGTGTGATTCACGAATTGGTGAGAAATGTTTCCCACACTAAATGAGGGCTTTTTTACTGACCTGCACAAGTACGGGGCTGCTACGCTGTTTATGTAAAACAACCACCTAAAGGACCGCTTCGGGTCCATGTTTATATCGCTCCAAAATCCCATTTATTTTTCTCTCCTCATCTATAAATAGTGCTTATTTTTTTTAATCCTCAAAAGAAGCGCCGCTATTTGTAATTACAAAGTCTAATGCAATGAATTCAATAGCTTGTGCTGGTTTCAAGAATATTTTAGCGTACATGATATTTCTATCAATCAAATCTGGAGTTGTCGTGGACTCGTCCAAGATAACTCTCCAGTCGGTCAGGCCCAGTCTGGATTGAACGCTTCGGAGGAAGGGTTCAACTTCACTTCTAAATCTGTTCCAAGTAACTTTAACATTTTGGTCGAACAAAATTGTCGCAGCCATTCGAGAAACTTGTTTCTTAAGATAGATCAGAAGTCGTCTAACGTTAATTCTGTCAAGCGCAGAAGGAGTTACCTGCAACGTTTTCTGTCCGAAGATTACAATACCTTCAGCCGGGAAAGTTGCAATAGGATTAACATTTGCCTCATACAGCTTGTCTCTTTCTTTCGAAGTTAGACGCTGGCGTACACCAACCACCGGGATACCGGCTGCTCCGTCAGACAGACCACCACGAGTGAAGCCTGCGGGGGCAAACCACAATTCTGATGATTTTTGTCCGAACGACATTGTTCCGAGTGCCGCAACAGAAGGCGGACACCAAAGAGTTGAGCCGTTGATGTTGTCTCTAATCTGGACCCAGGGGTAATATGCACAAGCATAACTGGTGTTCCAGCCATAGTCGAGCAAATTGCTCACGGTGTCGTCCACGCTACCAAGGCGTGCTGCCTCAGAATCAGTTGATTCGGTATCAGGTCGATAACCACCAGCAACGTCCACAATAGCGAGCGCATCTCCACGATCCTCACAGATTTTCATCATGTGGGAATTGAGGCTGGAGTTTGTCATTCCTGGGCAAAGCATGGTGTCAAACTCTGCAACTTCTGGGTCGGACACTGCGTCCATTGCCATCTTGACAGAGTTATATTCATAGCTGTTTACCTCATTTGTCTCGGATACATCTAGAATACTGTTTCTGAAAGGCTCTCTTTCGGTAACATCTACTCCGTCGAAGCCGCCGTGAAGCACTGTCGTATATCGGTCATAACCCTTTGAAAGAACGTTCTTCCAAGATGGTGTCGTATAAGCTCCAGACACCGCAGTTATCGACAAGCCGTCAGTGCGAGCAGTCGCTGAATATGCTGCAAAGCTGCTCGTGGCTGCTCCGGCGGTAGTGTCTGCCTCTTGGTCTTCAAGCTTGAGGTTATCAAGGGAGAAGATCCAAGAGTACTTTGTCAGACCACTCGAAGCAGGTGTAAAGTCGTCAATGCCATATGGTTTGGCTCTGAGGACGTCCACGGTGCTCTTATTAAATCTACTAGAATTATACGTTGTGTCCGCTCCCCAGTAGGCTTTTGTTGAACTTGCCACTGTTGGCTTGCGTGAATCTGTACGCAATTTAATTGTCGGGAATTCAATAGCTCCAAGAAGAAGAGTGTCTAGTTCTTCTCCACCTTCCCCTGTTTCTGAACTACCCGTGGGTGCCAGGATTCTTACGCCTTCGTCATTTTGATTGAATCTCCACACTCCGCTGCCGAAGCCGCCAGCCGAAGTAAATGAAGATGAAACAAACGTGGTTGCGCGGTCGCCAGAACCGGGAGTGTGTTGCACATAAGGTCCATAAGAACCACTGAATGAGAAGCCCTCAAATTGAAGGGGGCCATGCACACCGAAGGGAAGAAATTCAGAATTTGCATTTCCTTTTATTACGGCGTCGTCCATCTGAACTCTAATAAATCGTGATTTATTGTAGTAGTTTCCATACTCGATATATCGGCGCTCGCCTTCATTCCACTCAAGATACTTATCTCCAATTTTCTTGGCAATATAATTATCAGAATGGGGATTAAGGTTGCATTGTGAGAACCTTTCAATGACTCTCACAGCAGTATCGGTGTCGTCCATTCTTCTTACAAGAACAGTAAACGTTCCATGGGCATTCTCTTGATGAGTTGCCGCCTTAATATCGGTAATAGAAATTTTAATATTTTTCTGATCCCATTCGCCCGTGTCGAGAGAGTGAAATCTAAACAACTTGTCCATATTCGCAGGATCGTAAGTTTCGTGGTCAGAGCCAAGATCTTGAGAAATGAACCAGCCTGTCTTAGAAGACTGTGTTGATTTTCGAAGATCGCTACCGTAGATAGAACCGCTGCTCAGTGGAAGGAGACAAGCGTAGGATTCCCCTGTTACAGATCCACTGGCATATTCTTTTAGGTGACCGGCGTAGGATTCGCCGAGCCAATAGTTTTCCACGGGATCTTCCGCATTAACATACGAGTTAGTAAGTGTTGGGTTAGTATTAAATACTTTTCGAATATAGCGAGGGCTAGTTTCGTTAAAGTTAAATGTGAATGTCTTGGTTCCAGTGTCGTTGGCCGAATGAGAGGCACCAGTGATTTCCATTTTAAATGACAGGCCGCTGTCCACTGATTTTACCCAAACTCCTGTTCCACCTACGGCGCCGCCGTCAGTGGGAGAAGAGCCTGTTAGGATCATTTGACCTTGATTTAGATAAAAGATTGCACCGAGTGCCCCAGTAGGATGATTTCCTGCAGGTCTTGCTGTTCCCTCGATAACAAACAAGCCGTAGGCACCGCCGTTGGAGGTTTCACTGCTGTGTGGAATTGAGGGTGTGGCATTGTCATTCTCTGTCTGCCAACCAGCGCGGCCAGTAGAGAGACGGTCATCGTGTTCTTTTCCTAATAGGCGAATGATTGTGGCAGGAGAGTTGTTCTTAAGCCATGCCTGGGCTGCATACGCAGCATATGTTGGTGCGGTATGGTTTCCGTCGCGCCAAACGTCACCGCTTCTTCCGCCAGCGATGGGATTACCAAAAACTTCCACGAACTCTGAAAAAGATGAAACTGTTACGGGGCGCAAAGATGGCCCTCTCTCCGTTCGTCCAATAATGACAGGGCCCATTGGTCCTCTCACTGCGGGGAGTTGTGAATTATCTATTTCATTGATGAAAATTCCGGGTGATACAAATTTAAATTTCTTCTCAGACATCTGTTTTGTCTCTCCTTAAGTCTATATTAGGAATATAAAGTTATTACTTTTAACCAATAATAAATAGTTTGAGAAAATTCTAAAACCCCTTTTATTCTTTATAAAAACCTCGCTTATCAATGTGTTTGTGAATATCCCCGACAATTACATGCTCACGGGGCAATCTAATCTGAACCGCGTTTTGTTTTTTTATGACTTTTGGACGTTCTTGGTTCGGTCCCTCGCCCATCAAATAACCAAGAATGCGAACATTTATCGTTGTTAAGTATTGCCGCTCTTCTTCGCCCAATGAGCTTACATTATTCTTCTGGGATAGTCCGGAATCCACAAAGGCTTCATATGAGTGGCCGTCACGCTTTATCAGAAAAGAGTTCACATGTCCGCCGAGAGTTGCAAAAGGAGCCATCATTTCATTCATTTGTTGTTGGTATTCTGATCTTAAAGTTATTGAATATACCATCTCCAAGTAAACTGGCATTGGTATTGATATTGTTTCGTATATAACTTTTTTATTTTTGTTCATCGACGGAAAATTTACTTGTGTATTTCCCGAATCTACAGTTCTTCTTCTGGAGTCCGCATTTGCAACATCTGCAGTTTTATCTTGGACGATTTTTCTAGAGACAACCACACGACCACCATGTTGAGGGTCAAAGTCAGAAGAGGGGTGTCCATAGAAAACGCCCTTTTTACCTAAATCTTTTGTAACAGAAAGTCTCTCGACTGAAATCACTGGTAAGATGAGAGTGCCGTCTGCATCTCTTAACTCTTTTGAGTGCTTGATTTGATAAGATCTTTCGGCAGATGCCCAGATGGTTGGAACTTTTTTCCAGCCTCCTGAAGTTGTGCAGAAAATATTCATCTTTCCGTCGAGCCAGTCGTTCAATGCAAGATCAACTGTTTCGATTGTTGACGGCTCTAAATATTCTTCTTTTAAAATTGAAGGATCTTCAACATCTGTAAAAGAATAATCTTTTTTATCTGGCATCGAATAGTCCCTCTCTTGATTTTACGCACTTCGCTTCTATTTCAATCTTGTGATCCACCTGTCCAAAGATTTGCCGTGGTTCGTTTAATGTTGTTATTTCATAATACGACTGACCATATAAAACGAAGTCGCCCTCGCGGACAAACAAGTCTTGATCTTCTGTCAATCGTCTTTTATGAAAATGAACAACGATTGAAGGGCGCCTGTCAATTCCCATGGCAGTGGTGGCTGTTGAGAACCCTTGCCAAACAATAAGAGCATAGACTCTAACTGGTGGTAAGAATGTTTTGTGGATTGCTTCGCCGTATAACGGGTGGAAGTTTGTGTGTTCTAGGCTAATTGGATAATATAAAACTTGTTGTCCTATGACTCTCTCGATAAGTTCGTCATTGACCTGTTTAACAAGATTTCTTTCTTTCTCTCCCAAAAACATGGGAGGAGGTGGAGCATCCGGCTGTGTCCATTTATCATCGGCCATTATTTATTAACCCACGACAACAGGAGAAGGATAGGTCAACCTCTCTTGCGCCTTGTTAACGTTGGCAACTGTGGTTGCATCTCTTTCCGCCAGCTTCGCATAAGTTAATTCATCAAGAACTCCTTTGAGTTCTTCGCGGAGCTTATCTTGTTCGGCCTGGGCCTGTGTGATTAAATCTGTGCCATTTAGAGTTACCGATTCGCCGGGGATTGGAATACTTCCGAATTTACTTCTAACATATCCAAGCATTTCTTTACTCAGTGAAAGGGCAAAGCGTCGAATCCATTGTTTACCAATGGCATTAATATTTTGATAAGGAAGATTTTCGAAGGGCAGTGTATTAAGGTTGTTGATTCCATCTGCGCCGGATTGACGGTCTCCCGCGTCTTCCCAGGCATCTTCTTGAACAAAAAACTCGACCCACAGCCGGTCGGGACTTGAATCGACGGGTGTGGGATAGATTTTTACCTTATTATTTCGTATCTCATAGGAATAGTGAGACTTTCTTGTCCAGATTGAGTCCTCAAAAGCCATTGCCTGAAATTTATTCTTCCAAGCTGGGATTATCTCGAAGGTGGAGTCATCGGAATACTGTCCATAATTGGATAAATTGCCCACAGTGTTTAGACCACCGTAATAACCGTAGAATCTCCACATAGCATGGGGCGTCTTATAGTAAACCCTCGTAATATTGATGCGTTTATTGCCAACTTTGTCGTAAAAAGACTCACCAGAATCGGTGGAAGAAGCAGATATGACGGTCTGTAGGTCATAGTCCTGTTTATTTGTTTTCGTGTCAAAAGATGCCGAATATATGGTTCGATCACCGCCTGCTCCAGCTTCAGAAGACATGCCGGAAGCAACTCGTTTTGCATAAGTTAGTTCAAATCTTGGAAATTTTAAATTTATGTTTGAACCTGAGAGGGCTTCCCCTGCTTTGATCTGTCCATCGTGATCAAAAGAGCCTGTAGAGTTTCCCAACACATTTG